CACCGAAGACAAATCCTCCAGACGGATATAGCCCGATTGCTCACTCACCCGTGCAAGCTGCGTGGCGGTCATGGTGAGGTTGTCGTAAACCTCGAGCGCGTTGCCCCCACCGTCGAGCACGGCGAGCTTAAACGTGTTGGCATAAGTGCCCACCGAGATCACGATATCGAAATCGTTGGCCCACGCGCCTTCGCCCTTGGCCACCACGCGCAGCGTATCAAGCGGCGTTCCTGCGGTGTCGAGCAGGTCCACCTGTGCCTCGAGCGCGCTGGTTCCGACCAGGCGCAGCACGTACGCGCGGCCGCCGCCTTTGGAGAAAAACGCTTTGAGCACCTCGTAGCCCGCCGAATACGATGCGCTGGCAGTAAAGGCCGTCGCCCTGCCGAAGAGCGCGTCAAAGCGGCTCATGCCGGTGACGAGTGTCGGGACGTCAGACGGGCCGCGTTCGGAAAGAAGCGCGATAAAAAGGCTATCGCCGGAATCAGCCCCGAAGGACAGCGGCCCCGCAACGCTTCGAGAGATTTGAACGCCTACTTGGTTTGCCATAATTTAATCCTAAAGGTCTGTAAGGTCGAGATTGGCGACGTGCCCAGGCACAGGCTCAGTCGTCGAGAGAATGAGTTGCTGCCATTCAGTTTGTGCGCGGCCGTCAAACGCTTCGTGATACTCAACGCTCAGCGCGACGATGGCGCGTGCATACGGGTAATCAGACGGCGGATACTGGACGTTGAAGCGAAGCGCCGCGTCCTTGCACACCCCGTCGAGGGTCGAGTGATTCGCAAGTTGGTTCATCACCTGCCACGCGAATGCCTGGCGAACCGTGGACGGGTCGCCCTCATAGTCGCCGCGCCGACACATCACCTGGCAATCAAGCCCGATGGTGTCGATCGCTGTCATCGTCCGGCTTCCGTGGCGCTCCGCCCACGCGTAACTGGTGCTGTCTTCGTCGATGATGATTGCGGGCATCTGGCGGTCTGAAACCATTTTGGGGGTGATCGCCTGGCGGTCGACGAATCGCACGCCCTTTATCTGCTCGAGCGCGCTTTTCAGCGCCTCCAACATCACTTCGCGTTGGTTATCTGACATATGCGGGACCCGCTTATTTTAGGATTCGATGGCTTTCGCGTAGAGCTTCGCCGCGTATTTGGCGAGCTTCTTGTAGTCGTCGGTGCCCTCCACCACGTCGAGGAATCGGCGCAGTGGAATCTTAGAGCGGGGTTCGAGCGAGTTGTGATAGTTCGCGATGCGCCCGTCATTGGAGTTCTTAAAGCGTACCAGCGCCGCGCCGTCGGCCGGCACGGCGGTCAGGCTCGCCATCATCTTGCCGGTATAACTTAGGTCGACCTTGTCGGTGTTGCGGCCGTGTCTTTCGCGGTAGGCCGAATATGCGTCAGAGTAAGGTTTGAACATCTTCTCATCGGCGTCTTTGCCCTGTTTGGTGCGCCGCTTAATCATGTGAACCGCGCGACGGCCCAGCTTATAGAGATCCTTATCCGGCAGATACGCATCTTCAACCGACGACTGCAGGTCGCGCATCATCTGGCGGTATTCGATGTCGAAGCCGAATTTCATGAGCGCCTAAACCTAACGGTTCCGTGGGTCTTTCCAGATGCCGGGGTCAACGTACCCGCCGCCATGCGCACACCGGCCGCGATGCTTCGGTCGACCTCCTCCCGGTACATCTTCCCGTAGACGCGCCGGCGGCTCCCGAAGGCGTCGTCGATGGTGCGCATCAGGTCGAGGTAGACGAGCTCCATCGCGCGGTAGGTCGCGGCTCGGGTCATTTGGTGGTCGCTCCCGCCGGTCGCCGCTTCGGGGTTCGTGACGCGCTCAATCGTGAGTGCATCCGGTTCAGCAAGATAGGCCAGCTCCTTTGCGCCGACGTTGGCGGGGGCGCCGGGATGAACCGCCGTCGCGGGTATGATGGCCGTTTCTCCAAGCATAAGCAGTTGGTCGAAGTCGGTCTTAAATACAACACCTGCATATTTGCCTCGCTTGGGGTCGACGTTGGTCACGCCGGTTCCTTTGGGGATGGTGAGGCCGGTCATTGCTGGAGCCGTAAAGCTCAGCTCGACCGTGGCATTCTTAAACGCATTCTCCACGGCATCGGTGTTGACGCCGTGGCGGTCGAGGTCGCGCAGCACGTCCGTTGTGGCGCGGTTCAGGGCCATCTGGAAGGCATTGTCGTCGTGGGCGAAGAGTTCGCGGTCTTCTCGCCAGAGGTGCGCTGTGTATACGAATGGGTTCATGGCTCGGGTCCTTCGTCAGTATCCAATGTATCGGGCCGAATCTCGGCCCACTCATCATCATCAAACCAGTCGCGATCCACGGGGTTCCAATCGTGACGACAATTATACCCGCCGCCATGGATCATCGAGGAACCCTTGCCCGTCTGGCCATTGTCGAGCGCGTTAATCTCGTCGCGGCTTAGGACCTTACTCTCATATCTCGAGCAGAACGGACGCGTCACCTTGTCGCGCGGCCCCATATATTCGAAGTATTCAAAGCCTGCCTCTTTGGCCTTTACGGCTTCGACGGTCCGGCTAAACGCCATTGTCGCGTCGTGGGCGAGTTGTTTGGCCTGGGCTTTGGTGCGCCCGGTTTTCTTGGCCAATTCCTGCGCCATTTGTCGACGGTCCAAACCACCGAGAACATTGCGCGTCACCGCGTTCGCAAGCTCCTTCTGGTGGTAAACTGACAGGCTGTGGATATCGGCAGCGATGCCAGACCCGGGCACGCCTGGAGTTGGCCACGCACCCTTGAGAGTTTCGATCACCTCCTTATCGATTGCGGGCCTGCGCCCGGTGCGCTCGAAATAGTCGTCGATATACCCGACGGTCTTATCGAGCCTTTCGGAGAAATCCTGCCAGATAAGGTCCGCCGCCATCGACGACTCATCGAGGATCTGGTTTCGAATCTTCGCGACCGCCGTCACATCGTTGGAGTCCACGCCCTTGAGCGCCTCGGTCACATCATCGAGCAGCGACTTTGCGGACTGATAATAAGCGTCCGAAACCTGCTTGACGGTGTCCTCCACATAATCGCCCTTGCGGTCGACGATGCGTTGCAGGTCGCGTTGCAGTTTTTCGAGGTTCTCACTCGCCACTGAACGCCTCACTGAACGCCTCAATCATCGCGTCTTTGGTATCCTGATAGGACACCTTGTCGTCGAGCCCAGCATCTTTGATGCGCGCCCACAGCTCGGCTTTCGTGAGGTCCTCGAGGACGATAACCGGGGGCTCGAAATCATCATCGTCGACGACGGTGACCTCCGGCTTGGGCAGTGTAAACCCTTGACCCATCAGGAAGTCTTTGCGGCGTGTGGCGACGCGGACCTTTCGGCCCGATAGGTTGATCAGTTCGATGGATTCTTCCATGGTTCAATCCTTAAATGCGAGTAAACGTGAATCGGCCCGTCGTGGTTAAATGGAAGAAACCCCACGACGAGCCATAGCCCCAAGCGGGGCATTCGGTGAGACCTTGAATCAGGTCAGAATATCGATGATCTTGCGCTGGTCGAGCACCTTCGTGCCGAAGAGCACATCGAGGACGTGCGTCATGCGCATCTGGGTGATGTCGTAACCCTGCATGTAGCGCATCGTGATGCCGGTCTCAGCATCGGTGATGGCCGCGGTCTGCACACCGGTCATGCCCTGGGGCACGTCGAGTGGACGGCTTGCCAGGGCAAGCGCGCCGGGGGCAAACGCCAGCCCGTGGGTCTCGTCGGGCGTGCCGGAAACTTCGGGCACCAGCGGCGAGGCGAAGATATCGAAGCCGTAAGCGCGGCCGACCTTCGCGCTCTCGAACGCAGCGCCGCCGTCGCCCCGGGCATCGGCACGAATAACATTATCCTCGGCGAGCAGGCTGTTCTCGTCTTTATGCGCGATAAGCGCGATCCGTTCGTTGGCCGGGCATCGCTGTGTGTCGAGACCGAGCTTGATGGCCAGAAGGCCCGAAGATGTAAGGTCGGTGCCGGCCGTGCCCTCCTGCGCGGTCAGGTTTGCGTACTCACCAAATAATGCGCTTTCGATCGCCTCAATCAGCGTGTCGGCGGCATCGGTGAAATATTCGATACCTTGGCCGCTCGCCAGCGCCGTCGCGAGGTCGCCCATGCCCCAGGCAACGTATTTGTGCTGATCGAGTTTCACGTCGACCGTATCGGTCGCGGGCGAGTCGGAAGTGATGGCGGCGCCTTCGAGCTTATCGCGCACGGTGAGATTGCCGCGTTTGGGCACCTTAATGGTATCTCCCCGGTCTTTGATATCGGAGTCGTCAAAGTTCGAGCTGACCATCTTTGCGAGCACCGCCGATGCGCGAATTCGCGCGATAACCTTGGCGGCGACATAGGTGTCGATTACTTTCTGAACGTCTGCTTGCTGCGTAGCCATGATCTTCCTTGGTGTGTTTGTATTCGGGCCTCAAATGCCCACGTTAGAGTGCTAGGTATGCGTAAGTCTGGGTCAGCGTTTCAGGCCTTTCACAACGTGCCCGAGTTGGTCCATGTGCTTGATGGCGTACTCGGTGTCGTTCATCGCGCGGTCCAAATCGAAGCCGTCGGTGGTATTGATGTTTGCGCCCCCAGGGCGTGAGTTCCCGCCGCGACCGCCGGCCGCCCGCGCGAAATGCGGGTTCTCTTCAAGCCATCCATTCACGAATGCCTTAACCGTCACATATTCGCCGTTGCCGTCGGTGAGGCGTTTCCCGGCCTGGTCGACGGGGTAGGAGTCGTTGCCATCCTCATCGAGCTTGATGCGGTTTTGCAAAAGCTGGGTGACCTGCTCCGGGTTGATGGCCTCGGAGGCGGCCGTAGTGAGCGCGCGCTGAACCTTCTCGCCGCGCCAGGTCTCGCGCACGCGGTTGAGCTCCTCGTCCTTCTCGCCGAGTAATCGGTCGCGCTCAGACTTCGATTGCTCGTAAAGGTCCTTGAACTTCTGCTGCTCTTCGAGGCGTTTTTGCTCCTGATCGCGGCGCTCCTCGACCATCGTCTTAATGTCATCGATGCCGCCCTCAAATCCGAGATCCGAGAGTTGGCGCTGAAACTGCGTCTGTTGCTCGCTGAGCCGGCGGTCGATAAGCCCCTGCACATTGCCCTCACTAACCACGCGCCCTGGTTGCTGGGTTTGCTCGGAGTTATGGGTGGACTGTTGGGATTGTTGGGACTGCTGTTGCTGTTGCTGCGGGGCCTGTGCGGGTTGGTTGGCGGAGGTGTTCGCGCCCGCGCTGTTGCCGTTTTGGCCATCGTCTGCGGCCATGAGGCCAATGGATAGAAGTCTCAGTAGTTGCTTATTCATGCGTTTTTTCCTTTACGTGTCTATGCTGGTTTGGTTCTGTTTTTCTTCGAGCAGGATGGTTTGCTCGCGTGCTTCTTCTTCGGTCGGCGCTGGTGCGCCAGATGCAGCGTGCATCGCCCGGATGAGATCCGGAGACGGGGCAAGCGCCCCGACCCTCAGCGCGTTGGTGAGCGCATAGGAATTCGACCCGGCCTCGCTCGCCTCGGGTTTGTTCTCCAAATCGGCGAGGATTTCAGCGAGCCGCTCATGCGACACGTACCGCCCAAGATGCGCCTCTTCCGATCTGCCTGGCGTTGATTCTCCAGTGCGGCCTCGCCGCCCATATTGAGCGATTCAAATTGCAACGCGTCTTTCAAGGCACCCTCGATCTCTTCGGGTGTGATCTCCACGCGGTAGTTGACCTCGGGGTCCGACGGCGTCTGCTCCATCCAGCGCTCGGCGGTCTGGGCAACCTGTGTCTCCATGCGTTCCATGCGCCGGGCGAACTGCTCAATCAGCGCCCGCTTGTCGGAGGATTGATAGGCCATCGCGAGCCCGGATTGCGCCTGCTTTCCGTCGTCGTTCTGGCGGCCGATGCCGGACAGATATCGGATGGATTGCTCGGTGCTGGTGACCTGTTTCTGGATGGCTCCCACCGGCTCAACAGGCGGTGAAAGCCACTCGCACCCATTCCCCTCATCAGGACATGGGATTGCGCCTGTGACCGCGAATTCAACTTTCTCAAGCTCTGCCCACACTGCAAACGGCACCTGCAAAATGGGGAATATAATTTGGTAGATTTGCTCGTCGGTGAGGCTTAGAAGGTTCAGGAGCCGGCCCATCATCGGCACGAACTCCATGATCGCGCTGGTGCCAAACCACGTGCCGTCGAGGCGCGTGCCCCAATGGGTCGTGTGGAAGGGCACGTATCCGACAGGGTGCTCGCCCTCGTCCTCGAGCTGATAATAATACTGCTCGCCGCCGTCCTCGGCGCTGGGGTCGTAGTCCTCGTTTTCCTCGACGCGGTAGAGCTCCCACCCAAAACGCGTCCACCTGCGGTATCGATACGCGCCCATCGAATAGGGTTGGTTGAATCTTCGACGAGTCTGAAACGACTCGCGAATCATGACCCACTCGAACTCGCCGGCGCCGTCATACTCCCAATCGACAACGTCTTCGGGCCGAACGATGCTCGCATAGGGCCTTCGCCCCACGGCGGCCTCTTCGGCGCGTGTGGTGGGCTGGTCTTCTTCTGTGCCAGGGTCCCGGCGGTCAACGAGTACGCCGACGCCACCAAATACCTGCACGAGGCGCGCAACCTGCCCGAAAAGTTCATCGGCGTCCGCGTCGCCCTGGTTGATATTCTCCCAAAAGCCCTGCAACAGCTCGGACTGGGTGCCACGAGACGGTGCGAGCCTGAATAAATGCGAGGCGTAGGTGGAGACCACAACATCGATGTGATTTGGGTAGATGCTGCGCTTAAGCCTTGCGCTGAATGAGGCGCTTCGTTCGCGTTCGTGAGGCATCAAAAACGCCTGGCGTGCCTCCTCCCCACCGGCATAAGCAAGCCCGTATTTACCCCATTTCTGGTACTGGCTCGTATAGCCAGGGTGGCAATAGCAGGCCGGCAACCCCGGGGCGTGATACGGGCTTTGAGCGCGTGGCCAATTCTGTAGATTTGCGTTGCTTGTCATCTATATAAACCTTTGTGCGGTCCACTTTTTGGGCTTCTTTTTGTGCTCGGAAACAATCCAGTTAAAGCCGCCACTTGCCGCGTCGACCTGGTCATCATGGCCCCCGGTTGGGAACGCTTCGACCTCGTCTAACCACGGGCCGTTCCACGCGGCGCGCAAGAGATACACGTTGTGCTGGCGCGCTTGAGAGGCGAGCGGAAGCGCCCGCTCTTCTTTGCCCCGTGAGACGTTTTGAGCGTGGACGTCCCAGCCGGCGAGCACGTGCTTGACCAGGTAGTTGACGGCGATCTTCGCCTGCGAGCCGCCCTCAAGCTCGAGCACAATCGGGACGCTTTGCCCGTCGCGCCTTGCGACCTCCTTGATGCGCGCGTCGACGTCGTCGGGGCCGAGGCGGTCGCGCTCCACATCGAGCACCCACCACCTATCATCGGCGTCTTTGGCAAAGAGTGTCCCGACCAGCCAATCCGGGTCGGGGCTGCTGTCGGTGACCTCGGTTGCCGCGAAATCCCAGAAGCGGACCTTCGCCACGAGCTCGCACCCCACCGAGTCGCGCACCTGAAACATCGTCTTGGCGAATAGGTCGCCTTTGGTGAGGTCTGACCAGTCACCATCTTTGAGCTTTTTGCGGGTGACCTCGTCGAGCTGGTCGAGCGACTTGCTGTATTCCTCCTCGGAAAGATGTGGATTATCGCTGATGCTCGAGGGGATAAAGATTCGGTCGGGGTCTGAGCCGTCGATGAACCGCCGGCGCACCCACTCAAATCCGGGGCCGATCGGGTTGGTCGTCGCGCACACGTGAAGTGGCACGTCGAGGTCGATGGTGCGTCGAAGCCGGCTGAACAAAAACCGATAGTCTTCTTCGCGCTTGAACTCGGTGAGCTCCTCAAATCCGATAAACTGGTACTCACTCGAGGCGTATCGAAATTTGTCGCGTGCGTTCTCGAGATACCCGAATGTGATGGTCGCGCCGCTTGGAAACGTCCATGTTTTCTTTTGCTCGTTCCACCGGGCATCCGTATTGGCCAGCCACTCCATGGAACGCGGAATCAGCCCGCCTGGGAGCGAAAGCGCGGCGAAGGTGGTTCGAAAAATGATCGCCGCGTAGCCCGGTGTGTCGACGTACTGAAGTGACTTCATTAAAAGCCAGTCGCTCTTTCCGCCGCCGGCCGCGCCCCCAAATAGAATCTCCTGGTGTGAAACGAGAAGCGCTGCCGCCTGTTTGGGCGTCGGCGTGTGCTTCCAATACTCGCTAATCTTCGGGGTCGTCAGCCTCCGCAGGTCTTTGGCCTGCTTGGGTGTTAAGGGCTCCGACGTCAT